CATCTTTTTTTCACACGCGCAACGGCGCATCGGATCACTAACGGGGGTTTGTGATGTCAACTAAGACGCGGCCTGCGCCGCCGACTAATGCGAAGTCGCTTGAGCAGCATTTGCGCGATGGCACGTTTGTTCCGTCACGGCATCAGCATCTTCTTGAGGCTGTTGATGGGACTGTTGCTCAGTGGCAGGCCAGGTCGGTTCGTCAGGGCGGGAAGATGTTGCCTGCTGAGCATTTTGAGGCTTGGTGCCGTCAGTACATTAAGCACACTGTTGGCCGGTGGTTTGGTGAGCCGTTTACGCTCGAGCCGTGGCAGCGTACCCTTGTTGCTGAGTTGTTGGCTGTTGATAAGGATGGCCGCAGGAAGACTCGGCAGGCCCTTGTTGGGTTGCCGCGTAAGAATGGCAAGTCGAGCTTGTTGAGTGCGTTGGCTTTGTATTTTGCTTCGATTGAGGGTGAGCATGCCCCTGACGTGATCGTTGCCGCTGGATCTAGGGATCAGGCTGCGGTTGTGTTTGATCAGGCCAGGTCGTTCGCTGGATCTGATCCGATTATTGACTTGTGGTTTGATCAGCAGCGCTTCGTTATGAAATGCGCTGAATCTGACGGTTTGATTCGCCGGATTGCTGCGGATGGCAAGCTGCAGCACGGTTTGAACCCTTCGACTGTGATTGTTGACGAGTTGCACAGTTTCAGCACGCCGAGGCAGGTTGAGTTGTGGGCTGCGATGCAAACGGCAACAGGGGCCCGCGAACTTCCCTTTACCTGTTCGATCACTACTGCCGGCTATGACAAGACTACGATTCTTGGGCAGCTTTACAAAGCGGCGATCGACTTGCCGCAGCTTGAGGCCCGCGAAGACGGCGCCCTTCTTGTTGCCCGTGATGATGATTCCGGCTTTCTGTTTTGGTGGTACAACGTCGCTGAGGGCACTGACATTGAGGACGAGGCCGCTTGGATGCGCGCTAATCCCGCTTCGTGGGTTACGGCAGACACTTTGCGGCAGCAGCTCGAGTCTCCGAGCATGGATGAGAACACGTTTAGGCGCCTGCACTTGAACCAATGGACTGTGACGCGCACCGCCTGGCTGCCCGCTGGCTGCTGGGATGGCATGCTTGACGCATCCGCAACACCTGAGCTTGGGCAAACGATTTACGTGGGCGTTGACGTTGGCTTGGTTCACGATTGCACGGCTGTGTCGATCGCGTGGGTGCGTGACAACACTGTGTGCGTGCAGTCGCATGTCTTTAGTGCTGTGGCGGATGTGCCGGCGCATGAGTATTACGACACGGGCCGCATTGACCTTGAAGACGTCGAAAGTTACATTCGTGAGCTCGCAGACAAGTACCACATTGCCGAGCTCGTCTTCGATCCGCGTTTCTTTGAACGCAGCGCGCAGTCGCTAAGCGGTGAGGGTATGACGGTCGCGCCGATGCACCAATCGAGCGCGGCAATGTCTGACGCCTATCAGGAATTTTTCCAGGCAGCGCGTGAAGGTCGTATTCGGCATGACGGCGATCCCGTCCTAGCTGAGCACGTTGCCGCTACCGCGGCGAAGCAAACACCGCGCGGTTGGAAGATCAGCAAGATTGACCAAAGCAAACGCATTGACGCTTGCGTAGCGACCGTGATGGCTCACTGGCGCGCGTGGCGCTCCGTGGCCGAGGGCGGCGATGAGGGCTTCCTGCTGTGAAAATCGTTTGTTGCTTGTCTTGGTATAACGAGAGCCCTGCGTGGCTTGCGAGTGTCGTTGCTGCAGCTGCTAAAGCTGGTTGCAATCACATCGTTGCCGTAGATGGGCCTTATGCTTTGTTGACGGCTACGGGTCGCAGTAGTGGCGTGCTGCAGCAGGACGCTGTTACGCATGCCGCACACGTCGCAGGCATTGGGTTGACGCTGCACGTGCCGGACTCACCTTTCGCGGGCAATGAGGTTGAGAAACGTAGCTTGATGTTTCGTCTCGCTGAGCAGATCACAACCGAGGACGATTGGCTGTGGGTACTTGACGCTGACTGCTTCGTAACGAAAGCCGTTGATCTTCGGCGCCGGCTAGAACAAACCAACTTGAACGCAGCTGAAGTCATGGTCTGCAACAGCAGTGATCCGCAAGTCATCAAGGTAAGCCAACACAAGCAGCCAATCAGGTTGCTTTACCGGGCGATGCGGGGTCTTGAGGTTGCTGGCGCGCACTACTTCTACCGCTACCCCGTCGATGATGGGTTTAGTTACCTGTGGGGGCAGCCGCCGCTCGAGCCCGCGTTGCAACTGCATGATGTTGAGGTTGAGCATTGGAGCGAACAACGCGATCAACTGCGTCAGGCTGAGCAGCAGGCTTACTACCACCGCCGCAGCGAAAGTGGCGCTGAGCGGTTGCATGAAACTTGGGTTGAGGGCGTTAACGGGCAACCAGTCAAACTACGGGGGTAACGCATGCCAGTTTGGTGCTTGAAGATTGCGTGGCGCATTAGGGGCCGCCGGTTGGTGCGTATTCATCAGAAGGACGGGTTGCCGAGCGTTGAGGGCGTCCTGGTTGGTGTTGCTGCTAAGCGTTACATCGTTTTGAGTGCCGTGATGCTTGGGGATGGTGGCGCGACTGAGTTGGCGGGCCATGTTGAGATTCCTAAGGAGAACGTGATGCTTGTGCAGGTACTACCGTGAGACTTTTGAACCGTGCTGGCCGTGACGTGAGCATCAGGACGTTTGGTGTTGATACGAGCGTGGCGCCAGGACCAACTGACGTTGGTTCGCAGCGTGTTGACGCTTCGCCTGTGCAAAGCATTGGCCTGCCGGCAGTTATGGCCGCCGTGCGTCTCGTTGCTGATTCCATCGCTGCTATGCCCGTCAAGGTTTACGATCGTGCTGGCGCGCTCGATCGGCAACTAGCTGACAGCACGCAGCAATACAAGCTGCTGCACAACAGCCCAAACCTTGAGCAGTCTGCGTTTGAGTTCATTCAGGACGTTGTTTCTAGCGTTGAGTGCTTCGGTAACGCTTTTGTGCTGAAGACGATTGCGCAAGGACAGGTGCAGGAGCTGCGTGTCCTTTCGGCTAGTCGCGTGACGGTGAAGGCTGACTCGAAGGGTCAGTTGACGTTTGAGATTCAGGACGGCGCTGACACGAAGACCCTTACCAATCGTGAGATTTTGCATGTGCGGGGCCTTGCTCCGTTTGGTGGCGCGTCCGGCGTAAGCCCATTGACCTTGCATCGCTCGACGCTGGGTAACAGTGTGGCGGTTCAGTCGTTCGCTGGCCGCTACTTCGCTAATGATGCGACACCTGGCCTAGTGTTGAAGATGCCACAGAACCTTAATGCGCAGCAGGCTGAGGAAATTGGTAATCAGTGGAATCAGGCGCACCGCGGGCTAGTGAACGCTCGTAAGACGGCTGTGCTTGGTGGCGGCGCTGACTTGCAGGTGTTGCCGGTGAGCATGGTTGACGCGCAGTTTGCTGAGATGGCAAAGCTGGGGATTGAGGACGTTGCACGCATCTTTGGCGTGCCCGCCGAGCTTATTACTGGCGCGCCGGTTACTGATCCGCAGAAAACGGCTGAGCACTTCTTGAAGTTCTGTTTGGCGCCGCGTCTTCGTCGCATCGAGGCAGCGTTCGCCCGCGATACTGACTTGTTCCCTGAGCAGCTGACGCTTTACCCTGAGTTCAACGCTGACGCCTTGCTTCGGCCGGCGACACGCGAGCGCTACGAGGCTTACCGCGCAGCACGTCAGGCAGGATGGCTTTCACCAAATGAGATTCGTGCCCTTGAGAACTATCCACCAACGCCTGGTGGCGAGGAGATTCAAATGACACCTGTGGGTGGAGCCCCTAATCCGTCTAATGCCTGATCACATCATTGCTGAGATTGACGACACGTTGCTAGACGGCACTGAGCCGATCGTAAAGACCATCAACTTCATTAACGCGCGTCCTGAGCCCGTGTGCATCGTGTCGGGCCGCATGGAAGCTGAGCGCGCTGACACCGTTGCCGCTCTCGATGCTGCCGGTGTTGAGTACTACGAGCTTTACCTCAATGACACCGAGGCAGGCACAATCGAGTTCAAAACACGCATGGCTGAAGAACTTATGAGCGAGTACAACATTGTGCTCGCGGTTGACAATGATGAGGCTGCTCGAGCGGCGTATAACACGCTTGGTATCGAAACGCTCGCGCCCGACGACATTCCCGACGCTGCGGGGGCAGCTGACGAAGAAGAAGAGGATGCAATGAATCCGTTTAGACACACTGCCCCCGTAAAACTTGAGGTTAGGGAATCAGCGATGGGTGCTGAGTACCTTACGGTGACTGGTTACGCAGCCGTCTTTGATCAAATGAGCCATGACCTCGGCGGATTCAGGGAGATTATTCAGCCTGGCGCGTTTGCTGACGTTCTCGGCGCCAATCCCGATGTGCACCTAGTGATCGGTCATAACATGGATTTGCCGTTGGCGCGTACTCGTAATGGCACGCTTGAGCTTGGTGAGGACATTCGCGGCTTGAAGATGTGGGCCCGCATCGACTCGAGGCTCAGTTACGCGAAGGATTTGGCTGTGCAGCTGAAGTCTGGGCTCGTTGATCAAATGAGTTTCGCTTTCACAATCCCTGAGGGTGGCGATACGTGGAGCGTTGATGACTCGGGCGC